TACTTGATCCGTTTGTTGATGGATTTAAAATTAACCATACTCTACTTGAACACACTTCTATGTTTGAGAATTATGAGAGAGAACTTTTTATAGATTTCAAACTTTGGGATACTCCTACTACTGTGTGTTCGGTTGTAGAAATGATTCTCAAAAAGGGTGCGACAATGACTACTATCAGCACCTTCAATAACGATGAAGTATTCCAAAACCTCCATCAATATTCAGAAGATATAAAACTACTAGGAGTGACCTACCTAACATCTTGGAATGCTCAAGAACAATATCAAATTACTAGAGAAATGCCAAATGATATGTGGAGAAGAAACACTGAACGAATACGGAAATATGGATTTGCTGGTATTATTTGTGGAGCACAGGATATTAAAGATATTTCAAACGATACTGGATGCGATGGTTTGTTACGAGTATGTCCCGGCATCACTTTCCATTCTCACAATCATGGTCAATCAAGAACAACAAATCCTAGACTAGCACAGGATCTTGGTGCAGATTATATAATCATTGGTAGAAGTGTAACACTATCAGATGATCCAGTAAAAACAATTTCAGAAATAATGAAAACTCTAGATTAGGGTTGGCTGTAGAGGAAGGAATCGAACCTTCAGATTATAACCGCTAACAACGGAGTGCGTTTGCCAATTTCGCCACTCTACAATCAATCTATTTTTTTAAATGTGGTCTATCATCTATACATTCTTCTAGATGTTTGTCCAATGTATCTTCAGTTAAAAAAGTTTCATCACATTCATAACAACTCATAAATCCATAATTTTCAAAGAACTCTAGTTCCTGTTTGTTCACAACAAACCTGCTTTCTTCATTCCAGAAATCATTCTTGTGATACCTATTCCACCACCATATCGGGGAAAGAAATCAAACTCTAAGAATTCATCCAGTTCTTTGAGAACTCTTTCTTTTCCAAATAACTCATAAAGAAGATTAGCGTATCCACCATCTGATATTGTATGAAACTGTTCTCTCATCTCATCAACATCATCGGCTCTTTCTGCACTTCCTATTGTTTCCATACCACCAATGATGACATCACATTTGTTTGCAATAGGTTTTTTTAGAGCATCTGGTGTATCAGACTTTTTCATATTCCAAAAAGGTGAGGTATGATAAGGGAAACGCGTAAGAAAAAAAACATCTCCGTATTCTTTATACATCTCCATTTCGTGGTGTGCTTCAAGAGTGTTATTTGGTGCTGTGTATTTTGCACACAACGACATATAGATTCCGCCAGGAAATGCGAGGTCTTCATAAGGAGCTCTACCATGATCACACTTGAAACCTAGATGTGTACATAGATCACTTTCTAAGTTAATCAAGTCATCAAAGTTTCCGTGAGATTCAAATTCAAACATTGGAAAGATTAATTCGTGTCTTCCTTCAGTTGGATTTTGTTCTTGTCTGTATGAAGTAGACACACAGAAACAGCCTGGAATTTGTGGATTTTTAAGTAGTTCATATTCTAACCACATCTGCCCAGTTTGAGGAAGAGGCCAAGTTTCTCCACTATACTGATAGGTTGCTACAGTAGTTGGATCTTCACAAGCGGCAAGAATGGATAATCTGTTTTGGGTATGAACTTCTAAATAATTGTGGTCTAAAAAGAATTGTCTGAGGGAGGTTGTTACTTTTGTAAAATCATGGGGTGAAATTAACGAGGTCAATTTTTTCCTTTCTGGATTTTGGCCAAAAAAAATTATACTGCATTTGATTGCAGTTCATATTCAATTTGGGATTTACCCCAAACTGATATATTTATACAAATTACTTTTTTAAGAAATACTATATAATTCATGAAAAAGAAACATAGACAACTTTACGATTATTGGAAATATAAAAGGAGCTCCTTGACAGAATTTAATAATCCTGTAATACAGACACTAATTGGTTTGGTAATTTTTTACATAGGACTCAAGCTTTTCAGTGGAGGAATGAAGAGCATGGGAAAATTAGAACACATGGAATATTTTCTCGGTAATCCTTACTATATGTTCATAGGTGGAATAGTAATGACTCTCCTCTGGCAATCATCTTCACTTTCCACAACTGCCATAATAGGACTTGTGGCCTCAGGCGCACTTCCGCTTCCGTCAGCAATCGCAGCTGTACTTGGTGCGAACATCGGAACTACAGGAACTATCTGGCTCGCAGGAATTCTCATATCAGATGGAATGCCTGTAGGAATCACTAAACAGATTGCAATGATTCATACAGGTGTGAATATGTTGATGGCAATACTGTTACTTCCATTCGTTCAACCCATTGCTAGGTTTATGTCAAAATTCTGACTTGACTCTTCCTATATAAAGTGTTACAATTAATATGTAGAGTGAAAGAATAGTCTATTACTCTCATTATGAATAATCCAAATTGAAAAAAACAAAAATGATATCAATTAAAGTGAAACCAAAAGAAAACATCAATCGTGTATTGAGTCGGTTTAAAGCTTCAGTTATGGCAGAAGGAACAATGAAAATTGTTAGAAAAAAATCCTTTTTCCAAAAACCTAGTCTTGAGAGAAAGTTGAAACGCGAAGAAGCACAGCGTCAACGTAAGAAAGACGAGATTAAACTATTGCGTAAGATTGAGAGTGAAGAAAGTGACTGGCGGGGATAACGTTGTTCAGTTAGAAGAGTATCGAAAACAAAAATACATTCTTGAAATGTTTGTTGGCGGATACTATGTACATCCAGAAATGGGTGTACATCTCCATTGTATCGGTGTAACTTCTCCGATGCACACTAAAAATGATGAAGTCCATTTCATAATCGAAGACAATTTCGGAAATCTATCCACATTCAGAACCGATGATCCACCAGTTGGATTCGTATCATCGAACTTAGTAGAATTTGCTGAGGCGTGGTATAATGGGATAGACCCCACTAAACCAACAGAGTCTTAGTTTTATAAATAATCAATGAGGGATATCTTTCCTCATAGTTGTCATACCTACCATACAAAAAAACATTAGAGTTATTAAGAATGTTACGATTTACAGAATACACCGATATTGAAAATTACATCGAATCTCTATTGGAATATACCATTGCAAATCACCCCACAGGTTCATATGTTACATGGGGAATATCAAATGGTAAACCAAACATTGCAGGTTGGATTACAACAGGATTCTCAAATACTGCCATTCCGTTATCCGATACTACAGTTTTTCAATTGGTTGATGGTAAACCAGAAGATTTTGAAGATAATTATATAATTGGAACTTCAAAAGAAGCAAAAGACATTATAGCGTATACCGATGTTTTTGATGACATTGAAGGAAAACTTCTAGGTAAAGTTGCATGGACTAAAAACCCCGAAGGGAGTTGGAAAGGAATTGAATCTGGAACTGATATAAAATGGGGGTCTAATACTGATGCTGTAGAAACCGCTGCTTGTATGGGAGTATACCTAGACGCGGATGGTGTTCTTGCCGATGAGAAAAAACTTGGGCCTGCAAAAACTAGAGAAAAGTGGAATCCTATAATCAAGGGAGTTTTAAAGAGTAGTTACGATTGGGATAGTGGAGGAGTAAGTAAACTTGTTAGTAAAATGGATGATATGTCCGATGTTAATTGGCGAACGATGATTCTTTTGGCTAAGGGTATGCAAAATTTTATAAACAATGAATCTAAAATAGGTTCAACTTTTCATATCATACACGGAAGCATTCGAGATTATTATGCTGCAGAGAAAGAAAATCAGACCGTAACAGAAAATTCTAAAGACAATACCGCAGATATGATTTTGGCAAATGTATCTGCGGGAGAAGTGATAAAGGCAATGTCTGACCAAGTAGTAGAGTATGATAATACAGATTATTATTGTTATACAGGGGAAAATAAATCAGTTAAGTTTTATCAAATCTCTTTGAAAAAATCTATGGATGGTGCTCAATTAGGAAAACTAACTGGAGCCATAAAGGCATTATATAAAATTGGTCAGAATTCTACCACATTATGGAAGTCTATTGTGAATTCTTATATGGTCAATCGTGGATATGAAATATCACAACTTGATGAGGGTTGGTTTTCGGATAAGTTGTCGCAAGGTCTTACCGCTATAAAATCATTTGCAACAACGTGGTATAAAAAAATAGTTGGATTGTTTAATAAAATAAAAGAAATTGGTAAAGCATTACTCTCTGGATATGATAAGAATTTACCAAGTGGAAGACCAAACAATTTCCAGAAATCTTTGATAACTAGTATCTTTAATGAAAGTAAAAATTTAAGTCATGGAGAGTTTTTAACTGAGGCGAAAGCACAAACTGAAAAGTCAATCAATGATTATTTAAGAAATGCAACTTCTGAAGAAGCGGTGAAACTATTGAATCATGTCAACGGTCAATTAAAAACTATTGAAGATTATTTCAAAGGAAAAAAACATCTCATTAATCTATCAGTAAAAGGCAAAGTCGCGGCAAGTCAATATATCAAAAGTTGGACTGATAATGATATGTATAAATTATATTCCAATGCTTCTTCACTAGAAGCATTCATTTCAATTTATGAATTCAAAAAAGGTGATGTAACATCGTTGAAACAACAAATGGTGAATTTGGAAAGAGAAATATATTTTGGGAAAACACAATTGCCAGTATTTAAGGTATATGGAGCAACGGACGAAAACGATACATCCACCACAACAAGATTGGGAACATCAAAAGAATTTACAGATACTAAAAATACAAAAATAGAAGGAGCTGGATTTGACTGGCCAGTTATGGGAATCAGATATACAAATCAAGGGAAGTTTTACACATTAGAAGGAACACTTCTTAGTGATGTTGATGAAAAAACAAATGAACCAAGTTACACTGCTTGTAGAATGGGAACAAATCAGAGTAAGGCTTACTCTTTTATAATTGAGGGCACTGCTGTAAAAACTTGGGCACAATTTAAATCGGTATTTTCTATAAAATAATGCTACGATTCAAACAATATCTCGCTGAGGCGAAAGAGGGAAAGAACCTTCATCTTGAACATCTAGAGGATGAGGTGTTGAACAATGGTGTAGAAGGAACACGAGCAGCAATCAACTTCCTTCAGTCATTGAGAGATATGCTTGCTGGTAACTCAAAGAGTAGTGTCAATGTGACCGTCAAGTGGGATGGTGCACCCGCTATCTTTGC